CCCCCCCCCCCTCGTTGCGTCCTTACCGTTTGGGAGAGAGGGGTAAAGGCTATCCCAGGAGCTCCACGGTCTCCCGTATCGCGTCCGGGGTCCTGGGCCCTGGTGTTTATACTCCCAAGGCTTCGGGCGCGATATGGAGCTCCTGGGGGCTTGTTTTGCCGGTCCTCCTGATTGACGGCCAAAACTACTTGCCCGTAGAGCCGAACGCTCCGGCCCCGCGAGCCTCGCCCAAGTCAGAAACAAAGTCCGGGAGGGCAACGGGCAGCACGACCAACTGGCCGATCCGGTCGCCCTCGTAAATGTGATAAGCCTCGTGGCCGCTGTTATGAATAAGGGCGTGCATTTCCCCGGTATAGCCAGGGTCCAGGGGAGCGAGCTTGCAATCCACGCCGCGCTTGCTCTGGCTGGAGCGGGGGAAGATGAACGCTCCAAAGCCCGCGGGCAGGTCCAGGCCGAAGCCGAGAGGGATTTCCTGGGAGCAACCGATTTCAATAATCGTATTGCGCAAAGCGTACACATCAGCCCCGACGTCGTTGGCGTGAGCTCGGGTCGGCAGCTTGTCTTCCGGGCAGCCGTGCCCAATCAACTTGATTTTCATTTTTAGGTGTCCTCCTATTTTTTGTTTCCTTCAAGCCCCTTAAAAAGGAGCTTAAAGGAAACTTTTTGGGCATAAAAAGTCCTATCTCAACAAAGGATAATCCAAAGACAGCAATTCAGCAGGGGACAGAAGCGGCATAACGTTGCCGCAACTCATTTTTCCCTCCTGACAAGTGTCTCTCATGCAGAAAGGGCCAGTCGTGGTCCGAGCAAAGAACGCGGGATTGAGCTGATACAGCTCTTTCCAAATTTTCAGAAAGACGATTCTCGTCTCGGAGGTGTTGCGCCGGCAAGTGCGCTGGCCGATCATGTGCCGCCATTGATAGGGCGTTGCACTGATAAGCAAGACGTTACGAAGGGCCTGCGGAGCCATATACCCGGCCGCGTCGTTATTGAGGCCTTGCGCAATGCCAGCGGCGTAGTTTTCCATAGCCTGCTCGCAGGTCTCCAGAAAAGTCTCTGCCTCACCTCGCGCCATGACCTCGTAGGGGACCGCGAAAGCAGCCTCGCCGGAGTAGTCGCTGTATTGGAGTGACGCCGACATAAACTTGACCTCATTCTGGTGGCGGGTTACCTGAGCCAAGAAGCGCCGGCTTGCGCCAACCACCACAATATTGATCGCCGCAAACTTCTGGATCGTAGGGTGCGGCAAATGAGTCATGCGCTCGACCGTCTTCTCATTATAGGGCTTTTCATAGAGTGCCATGAAGTCGGCCAAGCTCTTGATCTTATGACCGCTTTGCGTCAGCCGCGCGGCGCACACCATCATTTTCTCGGCCTGGGGAATAGCCTCGGGATTGAGGACTTTGACCTCGATCTTATTCATGCGGTCCTCCCTTCCGCAATTACCGCCCGCAGGATCAGCAGGTAGTTGATACTGTCCGTGATCTTTTCGTCCCATGCCTCCTGCGGGTAGGCCTTACGAGCGCCGACCATATCGGCAATAGAGACGAGGTGTTTGGCGAGCATTCCGAAAGTGGCCTGCTCGGTGGTCTCCCCTTGCAGGACGGCCGCCTTCTTGAAGTGCTCCAGGCGGTCGACCTCGGTTCCTGCCTCAGCCTTCTCGGCATACTCATGGCCCTTGCTGGTCAGCAGAAGCTCACTGCGGGAAAGCTGGTCGGTTACGACCTTATCAAAAGTGACGCGATCCACTTTTAAGCCTCCTTTTTATTATCGTTTACGTTCTCTCCAAGTTACCGCCAAAGTGTACGCTTTGGAGTGTGTATTGCGTTTCGGTTTAGCGTTCAATGCCGCCTTTCTGGCAAACGCAACGTCAGGGTTCCAGCCGCAGCGGTGGCAGCCCTTCAAATCGGCGCACCCAACGGCTTGATTGAACTTGCAGTTATACGGCAAATTGCCTTTACTTTTTGCCATGGTCAAGCCTCCTTAGTTGAACCAATGCAACGTAGGGGACCCCACAAAATCATGTTCCCAAACAAGCCAGGCGTAGTCGACGGATGAAGGATAATAAAGTTCTCCATTCGGCCGTACGTTGAACTCGCCATTTTTGGCGCACCCAAACCGGGCACTCGCCACATAAACTCTTGCGGGCGGGTGCTCTTCAAAGAGTGGTCTTCTTGCTTGTGTCGCCAGGAACACAAGCCGCAGGAACATAGCAGCTTTATGGCCTTCCGTCAAGAGAGATATTGCGTGCTCAACAAAAGCCTGCGCCTGGACGTAGGGCGGATTTGTGATTATGTCAGCGTCAACTGTCGTATCTTGCAACAGGAAATCAATACCCGGCTGGCCGTAGCCATGATCCGCCAAATCAGTTGATCGGACCTTATGCCCATGCTTGATAAGGACCTCGGAAATATGCCCGCCGCCGCAACAAGGTTCCCATACATTTTCCGAGAAACGTTCGAGCTTTAATAGCTCCTCGACCGCTCGGGGGGGGGTAGCATAAAAGTCATGCTCAGGGCAATCAGGACCTCGGCGGAAAAAAGATGTTCCCATAGTCGTCAGTCCTTCCGATAATACTCGCATTCGTAGGCGTCAGCCCGAAGCGGTAACCCGGCGGCCCAGGGAATAGCCTCGCCCATCAGGTCGCCGAGCTCCTTTGCGGAGCTGACGCCGTTCGGCACTTCGCATATCACTTCGTCGTGAACATGGAAGACGATGGGAAAGCCGGCCTTTTCCAGTCTGAACATGGCCTCGGCCAAGCAGTCGCGGGCAGTAGCCTGGACGATATTCTCCACGAACTTCGGGCCGTAGGATTCAATGCGGCCCCAGCCGCCCGAGCTCTGGATCGTGCCCTCGTAGGTAATATTGTCGTCCTCGTCTAACCTGGGCTTAACATAGCTTAACTCGCGCCCGTTGGGAAGGCGCAACCGCAAGAGCGGTCCCTGCTTACGAAGCCTCATGCCGTGCGGCAAATCGACGGGCGCTCTCGTCGTGATACAGCGCCGGACTGCGGCGTCGGTGTCCCACCAAAACTTGGTGATCGCCGGGTTGGCCGCGCGCCAGCTGTTCACCAAGGGCTTGAGCTCCTTTTCATAGAGGCCCATCTCAAGAGCGCCCATACTTTTGAGCGCGCCCACGCTTCCGCCGTACCCAAGTGCAAGCTCGGCGATTTTCCCCTTCTGTCTCATTGGGTCGCCCTTCTTGACGCTTCCAGGCGGCAGGTGAAACATTTGCTCGGCAGAGGCCTCGTAAATTTTTCCATGCGTATTGAACACGTCCAGCCGCCAAGCCTCGCCAGATAACCAAGCAATGACGCGGGCCTCAATCGCGCTAAAGTCAGCGACAATAAACCGGCAGCCAGGTTTAGGGATAAACGCGGTGCGGATCAGCTGGGAGAGGGTCCCCGCAGTATCGTCAAACAAGAGCTCCAGGGTTTCAAGGTCGCCGCGCCTTACGAGCTGGCGAGCGCAGTCAAGCTCCTTGTCCGGCATTTTATTCTGCGGAAGGTTCTGCATTTGCACCAGACGGCCCGCCCAGCGTCCGGTCCTCGCGGCGCCGCAAAACTGCGTCAAGCCGCGAATACGACCGTCAGGGCAAGCCGTGCGGAGCATAGCGTTATACTTTTCTGTCGAAGTCTTGGCAAGGCCTTGACGAATGTCAAGCATTTCCTGAACCTCGTCGCAGCTCGCCGTACTGGCCCGCACGTCGCCCATAGCCTTCTTGTTAAGGCTGTCGATTGCGACGCCGGAAGTCTCCTCAATCCAGCTCTTGAGCTGCGTGGCGCTTTTGGGATTCTCCAAGCCTGTAAGGTCTTTTGCGGCGTCAAGCAGCCGAGCCTTTACAACTTGGTCAATCTCAACCGCGTGGGCGGCAAGTACGGCGTCGCAACCTACGCCGCGGTCGTTGATATGCTGGTCGATGATCCAGAGGTCCTGCTCGCTGGGAATGACGGGAAACTTCTGGAGCCGCTTACGGATAGCGCGCTCGGCCTCAACGTCTTGCCGGTTATACTCGACATAGAGCGCCCAGCGCTCGGGGTCATGCTGAGGAAGGTTTCTCGTACGGCCGCCGTTGACCTTCGTGGCCTTGCAGGGGATCGAGAAATAACGGATCAAGGCCTTACCCGTTTTCGACTTCTGCTTGTCCTCGGGAAGACCGATCACTTCGCCGACCATTTCCAGACTTCCGGGCAGTCCAAGCTCTCGCGCCATGACGGCGGTGCAGCTCCATTGCTCGGCCGGCATAGGCAAGCCCAAGAAGGCCGCCAGGCACGTCCGCTCAAAGGACGCATTGAACGCCGTCTTGAGGACTCGGGGGTCGCAGAGGGCGTCCAAAACGTCCCGGGACAGCTTCTGGCCCTGCGCCAGGTCAATCACCTTGATCGGGCCGTCGTCCCAAGCATATCCGAAAAGCAAGACTTCAAAATCAGGGCTCGCAGAGTAAGCGTAAACGCCGCACTTCTGAATAGAGACCGAAGAATAGGTCTCAATATCGATTGCCAGAGTTTTCATTTACGCGCCATCCTTAAAAAATGTGCCATAGTCAAACCACAAATTGTCGTCAATGAGGTTGCCGATAATTTTCACTGACGAGCCGATACCATGCGTGGCGACTCGCACGTATTTGCCCTGAAGGTCCAGCAGGTCAGAGCAGCCTACTACGTTCATGATTCGCATAATGGCCTCCAGGCCTTTCTTAGAGCCCTCAAAAGCCTCATCATTAGCGCCAAGGTAGCCTTTACCCAGGCAATACCCTCCGTAAATACAGCCCCAGCCATGACCGTCAAGAGCGAGGTCGAGGACCAGACAGCCATGGTCATTCATGTTAAGCGATACATTAGTAATCTTTGCGTTTTGGACTTCGTAGCCCTGACTTATAAGCTGATCGTACGTCAATTTTTCCATCAGCCGTTCACCTCTTTATTACCGATTGTTTCCCTTCTTTGCGAGGGGGGAATAGCCCGAGGGCGTGCGCCCGGCGAGTGTTCTCCGCAATCGTACACCACTCGAGCTGACTGGCGCGGTTATCATGTTTGCAGCCGTGCTTGTGGTCCACAACAGGATAGCCGTGCGGGTTTGGCACGAACATTTTGGCGACGAGCAAATGCACTTTTACATTGCGGCCGTTCAAGCTGACTCGCAGATAACCGCGCCGGTCGTCGAAAGGCTTTAGCACACGCCCGGAGTCTTTGCGCCGGATTTGCCCCAAGCGGTTGATCTCATACTCGGGAAACTCCGGGATCGTGTGCCAGATGATTTTCATCAGCCCAGGAGGTCGTCGTCGCCGTCCTCGTCCTCCCAGTCGTCGTCCCAGTCGGAGTCGGTGACGACGCCGCCGGCCAGGGGCTCGCCGTCCTCCAGTTTCATGATCCCGTTGAGCCCAGCGGAAATACCCTTGTTGCCGTTGGTATCGTAGACATAGAAGTTGATGATCGCGCGGCCATAGCACCCGGAATAGAGCTCGGTGGGCTCGGTGATCGGAGTCTTGTCAGCGTAGACCAGGACGGGCTTGTTGTTGGAGCTGACGGTGATGACGTAGCAGCCCTTGCACTCGGGGCCGAACTCGCCGCCGTTGGGGCGCTCGCCGTCGCCGTCGTGCAGCGTGCTCTTGAGGTTGGCGGGCAGCTTTTTCCCGGAGTGCTTCTGGAGGTAGGCGGCCTTGGCGGCGTCCATCGCGGCCTTGATCTTCTTGACGGTGGCCTTATCGCTCTTGGGGATCAGCAGAGTCGTGCTGTACTTCTCCTGAGCGCCCTCCTGAGCGGCGCGCGGAGTGAAGAGGTTGTTGTAGCTGAAACGAACCTTTCCGGTGGTGACCTGAGTAGCAGTAGCCATTTTTACATTCTCCTTTTCAGTTATTGATTGATGAATACCTCGGCATACTGGACGCCGAATTCCAACGCTTCTTGGTGCGTATTGAAGTAAATGTCAACGCGATTTTCCTTGATCGCTCCGCCTACGTCTTCGGCGGTATAGGTATGACCATTGATGATAACCTGCGTGCCGATGGGAATAACTTTCGGGTCAACCGCAATCGTACGCCCGGCTGTCACTTGATAACCATAGGCGGTTATCCCATAATGCGGATCGCTGGGGTCTTTACCGCAGCACTTTTTACAAGCGCAATATGCAGTCAGCTTAAACTCCCCCAGAGAGGTAAGTATAGGAGTCGGCTCAGGGGAAGCGGTCTCCACTTTGGGAGTGGAGGCCGCCTGCTGGAGCGCCGGCGTTGGCGCAAGAGAGACGACATCCCTTTGAGCGAATGGACGAAGCGTCAGGGAAAGGATCAGGGCGAGAAGCAAAGCCAGAATCGTGAGCCATTGCACACGGATCACTTTGGCCTGACGGTTGTACCTTGCACGAAAAACGCCGGCAACCTGCTCCATAACTACGCCCCCTCGTCAAACGCGGCGAGCACTTGTTCCTCGAACCGATACGCCGGCCGCTTGTCCTTTTCGGGGGCCAACGTAGGCGCGCCCTGGGGTTTCACGATCAGGTCTTTCAGTATCTCGCCGACGACCTTCTTGCCAAAGTCCTTCTCCATCTTCGTGAGGGTAATGATCTTGCGCTCATAGAGAAGAGCCTCGTCGTACCCTGCGGCCTTCATGGCCTCGACGACCTGATCCTCGTCAAGGAACTTGCGGTTACTGCGGCTCTCAACCATCTTCCAGCCGGCAACTTCCTCGCCCGCGGTTAGGGCTTTGCTGACGAGCTCCCGAAGGTCTTTCAGCCAGCCCTCAATATCGTCAGCCTTCGCCAGGATCGCGCCCGCCTCTTCGGCGGTAATGGTCAGCGGGTCGGGGCTGTCGTCAAAGAGGGCCAGATTTTTATCCGTTCGGGCCTTGCACTGAGCTTTGGCCCGACAGAAGCGGCAAGCCTCCTCGCTGGGCGCAAACTCGCCCTCGCCCTTATCCGCGAGCTTGGCCCGCGGCTTGACGGTCTTGGTCCCCCAGGTCTTAAGCTCCTTGACGGACTTCTCCGCAGAGTCGCAGACGCCAGAGAGTCGAGGCTGGAAGATCGTCATTCGGACTGTCTGGATATCGTACAGCGCCTCGAACTCAGCGAGCGCGCCCAGGCCGTAGAGCTGCATTTGCGGGTTGTCCTCGGCCTCGACACGGTGCCCCTTTCCATACTTGTAGTCGATCACATCCAGCACGGGCTCGGCGATAATCAGGCAGTCGCCGGTGCCGAAGCCGCCAGGCACGTACTTGGAGAAATCCAGTCGGCTCTCCAGAATCACCACGGGATCGGCGCAAACCTTCTTGGCCTCTGCCATACGTTCCATGATAAACTTGGCGTAGGACTCAGCGTACTCCAGCATTTCATCAGTGAAGTAGGAGCTCTTGCTGAGCTCAGCCAGCGTGTCCTCGTAGGTGTTCTCGTCGATCTCGCCGAGGTAGAAGCGCGTCGTCAGCTCGGCGACCGAGTGGGCCAGCGTGCCCTCCTCAGCGTAGGCGCTCGTGGATTTGGGAAATTGCAGCTCAAACCGGGCGCTCGGCGTACAGGCAAGCCAGCGATGGGCGCCGCTGGCGGACAGGATCGCATGGTCAGCCATTTGCAGCCACCAACCTTTCCATCAAAGCGGGGTAATCTTCCTCCTTGATGTCAGACAGCTTCTTGCCTCCGAACTCAGCGAAAATAGCAGACAGCTCCTCGCGCTTGCCCGCCTTGGAGAGGGCGGTCGCAACGGTCCGCACGTCAGTCTTGGAGACCTTCTTGGGCGCAGGCTCAGAAGGGGACGCATTGGGCTGGTCGCTTACAGCGCCCTTTGCACTCTTGTCCCCGGTCTGCGCAGACGCAGAGGTCTCGCCGGTAGCGGCAGGGGTAGGGCCCGCGTGCTCGGCCTTGTCAGTCGCCGCGCTCTTATCCGTCGGCGCGGTATCGCCCGTGGCCTTGCCCAGTCGAGCCAGAGCCTCCTGCGTGACCGCCTCGCCCAGAGCGTTGGGGTCGATTGCGGCCTTGGGAACGAGCGAGCTGACGGCCTGCTCCAGGGTCTCGGTGCTGGGGTCATAGGTGATCTCGATTTTGATTTGCGCCATTGTTCTTTTCCTCCTTAGATTTTTTCCAGGCCTGAAAGGCCTTAAGGTTGATGGGGTCCTGGTAGAAGGTTTTCGCGTAGTCGAGGATCAAGGAGCACGCCAGCTCCTCGCTCTGCTGAATCGTTGCACCTTCCATTTCGGCGTGCGTGTGTTTCCTTTAGGAAACTTCCCGCGCAAAAAAAATCTTGTTGCGGGTGTCCATTGAGAGGTTCAGTCTTTCCTCGCAGTTCATGACTTCGCCGAGAGTAAACTGAACCTTGCCACGCATACGTCTGTTGAGCGCGGACGGACTGATTTTGCAGACCTTTGCGAGCTCTTTCATAGAGCAGTCTGCGTCGATCATTGCGTGCCGAAGAGCTTTCGCGTCAAGCATAGGCGGCCTCCTTTCTCACAAGATGTTTCCTTAAGGCTACTTAATCATAACACGTCTCTTTTGATTTGTAAATAGCCTAAACGAAACTTTTT